AACTTCTATCGTATGGTTACTCTCCTTCAATACATACATTCAAGGGGATAGATCGAATTTTAGAAAGTTGAAAGGTGCATCATGGAATTAGTGGTAACTGGTGGTAGAGGATTCATCGGCAGTCATTTTGTTGAACAGGCTTTAGAGAACGGACATCATGTTGTTGATTTTGATTGTATGAGTTACTGCTCTCACAAAGAACTCCCATTCGACAATCACCCAAACTACAAGCACATGATAGCAGACATTTGCGAAATTTCGCATTTGCCGTCTTGTGATGTTGTCAATTTTGCCGCTGAAACTCATGTGGACAACTCAATTAACGATACCAATCCATTCATTAAGAATAACATTCTTGGTGTACACAATCTGCTTGAAATCATTCGTGGTAAGCAGACCTATGAACGCCCAATGTTTGTACAGATCAGCACTGATGAGGTTTATGGGGACAAAGCAGAAGGATCGTTTCGTGAGACAGACAAACTAACACCAAGCAATCCGTATTCTGCTTCCAAGGCTGCTGCGGAAATGCTCGTTCTTTCGTATTACAGAACATACGGAATGAATTATTTGATCACCCGTAGTTCAAACAACTACGGTCCTCGTCAGTATTACGAAAAACTTATTCCAAAGTCTATTCGTTGTCTTGAGACAAAAAAGAAGATCCCTTTGCACGGGGACGGATCGTATGTCCGTGATTGGATCTATGTAAAAGACAATGTTAACGCAATCTATACCCTAATCAAACAGGGAGTTCGCAACGACACATTCAACATTGGGGCAGACAATCACATGACCAATATAGAGGTGGTTCAGTATTTGCTGAATACTTTTGGAAAGACCAAAGATGAAATAGAGTTTGTTCCAAATCGATGGGGTCAGGACTTACGTTACTCTTTGAACACTGATAAGATTCGCACAATCGGATGGACTCCCGAACACGCGAAAGGAATACTTAAGTGGTGGAATTAAACATCATGCAACAGGACAAGCAAAAAGTGCTGAAGGATCTTGTCACCGAGATCGTTAAGTCCAAAATCAAGCCGTGGGTAGCAGGAACCGATTGGGTTCAGTATTCTGGTTCCGTAATGGACGAGCGAGAGTACATTGCTGTGATTGAGTGTCTGTTTGATGGGTGGCTTGCTCTTGGCGAAAACGGTATTCGCTTTGAAAACAAGTTTCCGAAGCGTTTAGGAAAAAATCATGGCTGTTTGGCAAACAGCGGATCTAGTGCAAATCTGTTAATGATCACTGCTCTTGCATCAAAGAAACTGTGGAATTTGCCAAAAGGTTCAAAAATCATTACCCCCGTTGCAGGATTTCCCACGACTATAAATCCGATTATTCAAAACGGATTTACCCCAGTGTTTATTGATATTGAGATGAACACACTCAATCTAAACATTGAGCAACTAGAAAGTGCAGCAAAAAACGAAGCAAGTGCCCTTGTGTTTGCTCATGTTTTGGGGAATCCACCCAACATGGACGCTGTAATGGAAATTGTTCGCCGTTACAACCTTATTCTGATTGAAGACTGCTGTGATGCTCTTGGTAGCACCTATAAAGGACACACACTGGGTTCCTTTGGTGAAATGGCTACTTGTTCTTTTTACCCTGCACACCACATTACTATGGGTGAGGGGGGCTTTATTGCCACGAAAACCAAAGATCAAGAGATGATTATCAAAAGTCTCCGAGAATGGGGACGCGGTTGCTACTGCTCAGGAAAGGCTGCTTCTTGCCTAAAGAACGGTATGTGTAAAAAGCGTTTCAGCAACTGGTTGCCGTCTCTTCCCAATGAAATTTTTGATCATAAGTATGTCTACGAAGAAATCGGATACAACCTGAAACCTCTTGATCTACAGGCTGCTATGGGTCTAGTTCAATTAGAAAAACTAGATTCGATCATTGAAATCCGAAAGCACAATTACCACAGACTGTTTCAGATTTTTTCTCGCTACGAAGACAAGTTTATTCTGCCAAAGGCAACAGAGGGTGCTGATCCAGCGTGGTTCGCTTTTCCAATCACGGTAAAAGAAGGTGCTGGATTTAAGAGAATAGAACTAACCATTTTTTTTGAAGACAACAAGATTCAAACCAGAAACTACTTTGGGGGAAACATCTTGCTGCAACCTGGTTACGCTCATCTTGCATGGGGAGATCCTATTGCAGATTTTCCAAACGCAACCAATGTTACCACCAATACATTTTTCTTGGGTACGAGTCCAGTAATCACAGATCCCCAAATCGACTATATTGAAGAAACCCTAACAAACTTTATGAAAGGACGCTGACTATGAACGAGCAAGCATCAACAAAACCCCCCATTGAACACTACTACAAGGACGAAATGTTTGTTCCTTCGTGGTTTAGTTTTCCGAACCTGTATTCGTATGTTGTTGACAAGTTTCCAAATGGAAGTCATTTTGTAGAGATTGGTGCATGGAAAGGATGTTCTACCGCTTATATGGGAGTAGAAATTCACAATTCAGGTAAGACCATTAAGTTTGACTGCGTTGATCATTGGTTGGGTACTGTTAGCGATGGTGATGTTCACATGAAAGATCCAGATGTGGTGGGAGAAAGATTGTTTGAAAAGTTCAATGAAAATATAAAACGAGTAAATCAGTACATCAATCCTATAAGGATGGATTCCGTGGAGGCGGCAAAAACATATGAAGATGGTTCTTTGGATTTTGTGTTCATTGATGCTGATCACACATATGAAGCCGTGAAAAAGGATATTGAGGCTTGGCTACCCAAAATGAAAAGTGGTGGTATATTTGCAGGACATGATTATTTGTGGTTTGATGGAGTACGACGAGCCGTAAATGAAAAGTTTGGTGATAGAAATCATTCTGATCCTTGGGGTGAAGGTTGTTGGGTTGTTCCTTTGTAATAGTTCTTATTTACTTTTTGTGAGGCGCAATATGAAGACACTAGTAACAGGTGGAGCAGGATTCATTGGATCAAATCTTGTGGATCGGTTGATTGCGGACGGTCACGATGTTACGGTGATCGACAACGAGTCATCTGACGCACACGATCAGTTTTACTGGAATCCCGCAGCAAGAAACTACAAGTACGACATTAACGACTACACAATGGTTCGTGAACTGTATGAAGGCGTGGACACAGTATTCCACCTTGCAGCGGAAGCGCGGATTCAGCCGTGCATCGAAGACCCACTAAAGGCGGTTGAAGCCAATATGCTTGGCACTGCTAGTGTATTGCAGTGCGCTCGGGTGTGTGGTGTGAAACGGGTAATCTACTCGTCCACTTCTTCTGCATACGGATTGAAGAATACCCCACCGTTGGTTGAAACCATGCCCAACGATTGCCTGAATCCGTATTCGGTCAGTAAGGTGGGTGGTGAAGAGTTGTGCAAGATGTACTCCAAACTGTACGGATTGGAGACAATCATTTTCCGCTACTTCAATGTGTACGGTGAGCGTCAGCCTATTCGTGGTCAGTACGCTCCAGTGATTGGAATTTTTTTGCGTCAACGAGCCGCAGGGGAACCAATGACCATTGTGGGAGACGGGGGACAGAGACGAGATTTCACCCATGTGAGTGATGTGGTGGAAGCCAACATCAAGGCTTCTAATTTTATTGCTCCCGAATATGATGTGATAGATAATGGTTCTTATTACAAGATATATCGTGGGTGGGAGTGGGGACAGGTTTATAACATTGGCACAGGAACCAATCATTCAGTAAATGAAATTGCCGCCCTCATGGGCGGAGAAACCGTGAATATCTCTCCTCGTCCTGGTGAGTCCCGTGTTACTCTTGCAAACATCACCAAAGCAAAAACACAACTTGGATGGACTCCCCAAATTCGTCTTGAAGACTGGATCGCGGAGCATAAATAAAGGTACAAGGAGATTGTGAATGTCTACAGTATGCCTTTCAATGATTGTCAAGAACGAAACCAAGATTCTGCACGAGTGCTTGGACTCTGTTCACCCCCACATCAACTACTGGGTAATCGTAGACACAGGCTCTACAGACGGCACACAGGAGTACATCAAACAGTACTTTGCCCAAAAGGGAATTCCTGGCGAACTCATTGAACGTCCGTGGGTTGGTTTCGGTCACAACCGCAGCGAAGCCCTAGACCAGTGTGCAGGCAAAGCAGACTACGCGTGGATGATTGATGCCGATGATCGAATCGTGGGTGACTTCAAGTACCCAAACGGCAAGAACATGACCCATGACGCTTACGCCCTGAAGTGCGGGCGGGATAACTGTATATGGTGGCGTAACCAAATCTTCAAGACCGGAATCGGTTGGAAGTACGTTGGTGTGCTGCACGAATACGCCCATTGTGAAAAGCCCAACCTTACCCAAGCAAAGATTGACGGCAACTACTTCTTGGAAGCCCGTACTCTTGGTCAAGAGCGCAACGGCGGAGTCACTGCTGTGGAAAAGTACTCCAAGGACGCAGAACTGCTGCTTGAAGCACTAAAAACCGATCCCACAAACACCCGTTACCAGTTTTATTTGGCACAGTCGTACTTTGACTCGCAGCAGTGGGACAAGGCTATTGAAGCGTACTACAAGCGCGTGGAGATGGGTGGATGGGAAGAAGAGTGCTACTACTCCCTGTTCCGTGTAGCCCTGTGTGAAATCCAAAAGGAGTCGCCGTGGACAGTTGTTCAGCAGAAGTTCTTGGACGCATACGACTACCGTCCGTGTCGTGCAGAGCCACTACACGCTATTGCGCGATTCCTGCGGATGAACGGTCGCCCACGCGCAGCGTATCTGTTTGCAAAGGAAGCGGCTACAATTCCGTATCCACAGCAAGACATTCTGTTTATTGACAACAACATTTACGAGTGGATGGCACTGGACGAACTGGGATCAACCGCGTTCTACACTCACGATTACCAGTTGGGCGCGTATGCGTGTGATAAACTCCTGCGAGACGGTAAACTGCCCCAGTCCGAAGCAGAGCGAGTATCCAAGAACTTTGCAGCGTACAAGGAACGGCTTGCACAGATTGGTCAGCAAATGCCACAGGTACAGCAAAAAGCACCCAATGTTCCTGTGATAAACTTGCAGCCCACGCAGTCACTTCTCACGGGAATTACTTCCATAGATAAGAAGTCCAAGAAGAGGAGAGGCTGATGGCAACCCCAGGATATTACGACATCCCCACTCAACGAAACGCCACGTTCCAGTTTCATGTGGAGTATCAAGACGAAAACGGGAACGGCGTTGACCTTACAGGGTACACTGCTCGGTTTCACGTGCGTCCCGACCCCAACAGTGCGGTAAAGTACCTTGAAGTTACCGTGAGTGGTGTAACGGGTGGGGGGGCGACTGGTGGTTGGACTGCCGCTGCCGCAGGAGTCTCAGGTGTTGGTGGTATTACCCTTAACGCAGATGAAACCGCAGGTGCACTCACAGGCGGAATTCGCGTCACCGCCGACGCAACCACGATGGGTTACGTTCCCCACGGCAAGTGGTGGTACTCCTTGGACATTACAAAGGGCAGCACCACGGACGAAATCCTGTTTGGTCGCTTTGATGTACAACCCAAGGGAACCCGTTGAGAGCACAAGTTCTTGGTATTCGACACACAGTAAATCCCAAGTGCTCTGCACAGCGGGTTCGTGTTGTAGAGCGCAGCCACACTGTGAAGCCCAAGGGCAACGGCGGGGGCGTAGTGCTACAGAAGAAACGTGGAACGCATTTGGTTCGGGTATCAGTGGACAAAGGCGTGGTTCTTCGTAGGCACAAAGATCGTTTCCTTTTAAAGGTTGACACTTGACAACCGCATCTTTTGGAGTACCTTTTCGGCATGAACACACTGAAGTTTTACCGTTTGCGTGACGATGTGGCAGTTCCCCAAGTACAGACCGCAGCCTCCGCTTGCTTTGATCTGCAAGCGTATCTGAAGAGCCAAACGCTCACCATGTACAACAAGTGGAACGAGAAGATCACATTCGCTGCGGATGAGTTCTGCGTGGGTATTCGAGTAGAACCAGGTGAACGAGTGCTTGTGCCCACAGGGCTAGTGCTTGACATTCCCTATGGGTACTCTGTGCGGATTCACCCCCGCTCTGGAGTGTCACTAAAGCAGGGGCTGACCCTTATCAACGCAGAAGGAGTGGTTGACGCAGACTACTTGGAGGAACTGTTTGTTCCCGTGTACAACGCTTCAGGTATTGCAGTGCAGATAAAGCACGGTGAGCGTATTGCCCAAGGTGAACTGGTGCAGTGTGCCCACTACGAAATCGTGGAAACATCTACCCGACCCGTACAGAAAACGGATCGGGCAGGAGGATTTGGTAGCACAGGAGTTTAATATGACGCGTGATGAACTGTTGGGATTTCATTCTGATTTGTGTAAAGAGGCTCGTGACTTGATGAGCCTGAAGAACCGCGACTACGCAGGCAATGAAGGCATTGAGCCGTTTGCTAACTTTACCCGCGTGGAAGCAATGGGCATCTGCAAGACGGAGCAGGGTTTCATGGTGCGGTTAACTGACAAGATGAGCCGCCTGTCGTCCTTTGTTCGTGCAGGCAAGATGCACATCAAGGACGAGTCTTTCAAGGACACCTGTGTTGATGTAATCAACTACATGGTGCTGCTTGCTGCGTACCTACAGGATAAAGAAAAAGAGTCCAAGACTAACTAACACTACCCGTGCTGAACACAAACATACCACATTTCTATTGCTACATGAGAAAAGAGCATATGTACCAGCACAAATCTCACGTTGGTGAATTTGTGAAGGTGTCTGTGTTTGCTGCTCAATCAAACCCAGACAGGGCACTGCTGTTTCATGTTCTAACAGATGATGGGCTTGTCCGAAGCAGAGTTCCCATTCATATGTTGTGCCACAAAAAAACTGCTCCGCAAATACCTTTGGACTACTTGCAGTTGTGGGACTGCTTCTCCGTGAACTGTACGGTCAACGTTTACGATTACCTGAAAGCCTCAAGAGTAAAGGTAGTTCTGAAAGACAAACAAGAACTGTGGGGCGAGTACATGATGACATTCGACTGGTACGGCAATCCGTACAGCGATGAGCCAACACAGTACAAGTGCTTGCACCTGATACGGCTGGACAACGGCTGCTACACGCTACAACCAAATAATAGAATTTACTGGAAACATATGTCATTTGTTACTACTCCTTTTCCGACAAATCCGGACTTTAAAGTTGACGATAAAGTGTTTAGATGCGAAGCCGCAAGTGATCGTTGGCTGATTGAAGGAGACGACGATTCGTACTACTACAGTTTAAAAAATGAAACCGTCTAATTGCCCGCTTGACAAAAGTATTGTGTGGTGTACAGTAAACACATGATCCGACACCTCGGCTACGCCTGTCAGAACCTGTCCCTGTGTGAGGGGCGCAAAGCGAAGGATCGGCTTTTCACCGACCGCACCCTGCGTATGGACAGGTTCTCGCTTGAGCGTGTGGGTGAACTGGGTGCGCGAAACGCTGCGGATCTACTGCCCATTCTCCAGTGGAACGCCGAAAACGGAATCTACTTTTTCCGTATCGGCAGCGGTATGTTTCCGTTCATGGATCACCCCACGCTCCGCTACAGCATGGACTGTTTGCAGCCTGCCCACGCGGAGTCCATCCGCAGTAGCCTTGCAGCCGCCGGTGCGTTTGCAAAGGCACACGGTATGCGCCTGTCGTGCCATCCGGGTCCGTACACTTGTCTTGCCTCTCCCGATCCCGACACCGTTGTAAAGAGTGTGCAGTGTTTGGAAATGCACTCACTCATCGGTGACCTGTTGGGCTACGGTGACGAGTTTGCCATCAACATCCACATGGGTGGCGTGTACGGCGACAAGCACTCCACCGCAGGACGGTTCCTAAAGTCGTTCTGTGTGCTGCCTCCCGCAATCAAGCGACGGCTCACACTTGAGAATGACGACAAGCCCACAATGTGGAGCACGACGGAACTGTTCAAGGAAGTAGCCAAGCACTGCACGATCAAACTGGTGTTGGACATCCACCATCACCGCTTCTGTCAACGGGAGTCCCTGCGCGAGGCTGCTGCTATGGCGTTCAGCACATGGGACGGGTTCTGCGAGATTCCAAAGGTTCACTACTCGGAGTCCAAGCCCAACGCACGACCTCAAGCCCACTCGGACTACATTCGGGAGAAGATGCCTGCCCTGTCGGATACAGTGCAGTACGATGTAATGGTTGAAGCCAAAGCCAAAGATTTGGCACTACTTGAGTACAGAAAGGTACACTTCCCATGCTTGGTGTGATTCTCTCATTGTTTTTGGTCTGCGTTCCCCCTACCGTTGACACTACTGCTCTACTGGACGCCATGTACACCGTGGAGTCCGGTCGGGGCAAGACCCTTGTGGGTGACGGTGGCAAAGCCATTGGACCCTACCAAATTTGGGAAACCTACTGGCGCGATGCCGTGGAGTTCGACCCTTCAATCGGTGGTGAGTACACGGACTGCATTGACAAGGCGTACTCTGAAAAGGTTGTTCGTGCGTACTGGGCACGGTACGCCCCGAAGGGCGCAACGCTTGAGCAGTTGGCGCGTATTCACAACGGTGGCTGTGGTATCTTGAAAAAGGAACACAGCACCAAGGCAAAGGATCGTAAGGCGTGGGACAACACCACAAAGTACTGGAAGAAGATTCTAAAGGAGATGCAGCAGTGAACAAGCCATTTGGATACTCGTATTTTATTGATATGTACGGTTGCCGCGCAGGATCCGCAGACAACATGGAACTCACCTACCGCTTTCTTGAGCAGTTGGTGGATCGCAGCAAATTAGTAATATTTACATTCTTATTATTGTAGTTTCTTTATTGTGAAGGTTCCCAATATGAGAAAAGGCGGAACCGTTGACAGAACGGAGTGGGTCGCCTATGTCAACTTCCCCCCAAAGGACTCTTTGAATGAGCAATTTCAATAAGGAATTACCTGTGCCCCTGTTTGACGAAACCCCACAGACACTATCGTGTTCCGTAACCGTTGACGACACTATTCGTGAACTGTCTGCTGCGTTTGACTACGCGTTTGACGGGCACAGCACTTTTACCGTTCCGCAAACAGGAACAGTGCCGTCACGGTTTGGAATCGGACTTATTGTGGGACCGTCAGGCACAGGCAAATCGTCTCTGTTGCGGCAGTGGGGAACACCAGTGGATCCGGTTTGGGATCCAACCAAAGCAGTGTGTTCCCACTTTGAGTCCGCTGCGGACGCACGGGAGCGGTTGAGTGCGGTGGGATTCAACTCTATTCCGTCGTGGATGCGCCCGTATCATGTGCTGTCAACAGGAGAGAAGTTTCGCGCAGACATGGCACGGCGGCTCGGGGACAGCGCGACGGTGGACGAGTTTACTTCAGTGGTGGATCGCAACGTGGCACAGTCGTGTGCAAACTCCATTCGTCGGTATGTGGATCAAAAGGGGCTGACGGGACTGGTGTTTGCGTCATGCCACTACGACATTATTGAGTGGCTACGCCCTGACTGGATTTTTGACACAAACACCAACCGCATGGTTGGAAGGGGGTTGGAAAGGCGACCCGAAATCGTCTTGGAGATGCTTCCTTGCGGGGCAGAAGCGTGGGCAATGTTCCGCAACCATCACTATCTTGACGGAAACCTCAATAAAAGTGCACGGTGTTGGCTATTTACATGGAACGACACCCCCATCGGCTTCACTTCAGCAGTCACTCTTCCAAGCGGAACCTTGAAACGGGCGTGGCGAGAACACCGTAGCGTTGTGCTGCCTGACTTCCAAGGCTTGGGATTGGGTGTTCGCATTTCAGACGCAACGGCTGAAATGTTTGTGCGTGACGGGTGCAGATATTTCTCAAAGACTGCTCACCCACGAATGGGTGAGTACCGCAACCGTTCACCTCTATGGAAGCCTACCACAAAGAACGGTATCTCTCGACAAGACTACAAGACTCGGCTTTCTAACTTTGAAGGCAGATATCAGATGAAACACGCAGACCGTGTGTGCTACTCACACGAATACATCGGAGGACTGAAATGACTTTACGGGACTGGAGCATGATTGTTTTGGGATATTTGCTTGCACAAACCCTGCGGTTTGTGTGGAGTGAATGGGGAGTCAAAAAGTAAAGGCGCGAAGCGCGTATCAAGGACTAATTCATGAATTGGATTGGAGATATTTGATGAACACACACCGCATCATTCTTGGTGACTGCATTACGGGCATGAAGACGCTGCCAGACGGCTGCGTTCACATCCACAAACCCTAGAGGAGATTTTCTAATAAGCAATTTCAAGCCAATCCTTTTGACTACTGATGATTTTCTGTCGCACTTTCGTTTGCAGGACATCTCGTATGAGAAGTTTTGTGAGAAACTGTCTGTGCTTGACATATCGGACAAGTCTGGTCAGTTTGCTGTGCGAAGTGGTATAGATGCTTTCATTGAAAAAGTTTCCAAGAAGGATGATCGGAAGTCAAGACTAGATCGCTACAAACAAGTAATGTATCGTTTGCTTGTTACTGATGCCAAATCTGTGCTTTTGTGGTGGTACAACAAATATCTGTCTATTGACAATCCAGTATCTCATTATTTCTTTGTGCCTGCTTCGCTTCCAAGTGGAGACATCTACGACGGCAGACACAAGAGCGCATACGGCAGGATATGCAAAAACATAAACTTCTCTGAGTTCTACAACACCAAGAAACTCTATGAGAACGACAGCGAATACTGCTTGGGACTTATGAAGGCAGCGTTTGAGGACTTCAAGATCAGAAATAGCATGGTTTGCCCTGCTTTCTTTGACCATGTGTGCAATACCACTGATAATTACGATCAGTTTTGGACAGACTTTATGGTGGGTGCAAACAAGCCAACGGTATTCAATCCTGTTGTGTATCGCTCAATCGTGGATACCCTTCTTTCAGGAGAAGTTCTTTTTGCTCCAGTGATGGGGTGGAATGCGTATCAGTTGGCATTCTACAAGACAAATTTCTCCACATTTGTGTCAACAGATGTTATACCGTCAGTTATACAAAACGGAAACAGACTCCACTCCCTCTACTCCGAAAATGAAAAATCTTCGTTGGTGCAGAGCAACAAGACTATTGACCTGTATCTGTGTCCAAGCGAGGATTTGAAGCACACAGACTTTATGCAAAAATACGAGGGTTGTGTTGACGGAATACTTTTTAGCCCTCCGTATTTTGATCTTGAACTGTATCAAGGAGAAGATCAGAGTGCCGTTCGCTACAAAAACTACAACGAGTGGTTGACACAGTATTGGGAGCAGACTATTCTCCTATGTGCACAGTCAATGAGAGCAGGAGCAAGAATGGCATATGTTATTAGCAACTACACTAATGCCGCAAAACAAATTGTCAACATAAGTGAAGAAACATCATTGATTTCATCACGACACTTAAAGTTGGTTGACAAAAAAAGTCTAAAGTGGAGTGCAATGGGAGGCTCACGACAGGCAAAGAAAACCCGAAATGGCAACTACGAAGACATTTGGGTATATGAGAAGGTATAGTATATCCACATACATCGAGAAGGATTTTACACAATGAGCAATTTCAAGCCAATTAACCTACTCAACACAGACTGCATTCGTTTTCTATCAGACTTACCCACAGAGTCTATAGACATGGTTTTGGTTGATCCTCCTTACTTTGAAATTATGAGAAATGGTTGGGACAACCAATGGCAGAGCGAGTCCGAATATTTGGATTGGTGCAAACAATGGACAGCAGAATGCTTTAGAGTTTTAAAGCCCAATCGCTGTTTCTGTGTGTGGGGAACCACAAAGACAGACACCTTTCTGAAATACAAACTTCAAGTTCTGAACTCCTTTCCAATAGAGTATCAAAACTGGATTATTTGGAATTACGATTGGGGCGGTAGAGGCAAGAAGACCTTTGCGCGTAAACACGAAGACTTGCTTGTCTACAGCAAAGGCAAGGACTTCCTGTTTGATGCAGATGCGGTTCGCATTCCGTACAAAGTAAAAACCAATGTTCGCAAAACTGCCGCGAACAATCCACTTGGAAAAGTACCAACAGATGTGTGGGAAAAAAACAACCACACCATGAGCAAGGAATATGTGAATTGGCATCCCACACAAAAGCCAATACTTTTATTGGAAAGACTTATAAGTGCGTATACCAAAAGTGGAGAGACCGTGGTAGACTGTTTCAGCGGAAGTGGATCAACCGCCATAGCCGCACACAACACAAACCGAAACTTTATGGGTTGTGAGTTGGACAAGGATTACTACGAACGCTCTCTACTACGCATAAAGAGCATGACAGGAACCTGATGGACTTCTACACTTCTGTTGACATTAGTGGCAAGAATATCCTGTACCGTGGCTGGAAAAACGGGCAGAGGCAGCACATCCGCATTCCGTTCTGCCCAACGCTGTACATTCCGTCCAATGACAAGAGCGAGTTCACCACCGTCAACGGCAAGCCTGTTCAGCCCGTACAGTTTGATGACATTGGAGAAGCGCGAGAGTTTATTGACCGCTTCAAGGATGTGTCTAACTATCCCATTTACGGGAACACTAACTTTGTGTACCAGTACTTGTACAGGGAGTTCCCTGACGAAGTACAGTATCGAATGGACGGCTTGCGTATTGCCACCATTGACATTGAAACTTCTTGCGAGGGCGGGTTCCCAACACCAGAGTCACCCAATGAAAAGGTGATTGCCATCACGGTCACACAAGGGGGCAAGACCTATGTGTTTGGTTTGGGTAACTTCAGCATAGAGGGAGAGGGAGTTCATGCCATCCCATACGAGGACGAGCGAGAACTACTGGAGGGATTCGTCTCTCTGTGGAAGTCTCTTGATCCGGACATCGTGACGGGGTGGAACATCAGGTTCTTCGACATTCCGTACCTTGTGGCACGGATGAATCGTCTTGAAGACGGATGGGCAAACTCCCTCTCTCCTTGGGGTCGGCTGCGGGAAACCATGGTGAATCGCATGGGACGGAATCAGACCGCGTACATCATTAGCGGTATTGCCACGCTTGACTACTACGAACTGTACCAAAAGTTCACGTATATAAAGCAGGAGTCGTACTCCCTGAACCACATTTCCAAGATGGAGTTGGGTGAGGAGAAGCACTCATACGGCGAGTACGAAACCATTCAAGAGTTCTACACGCAAGACTTCCAAAAGTTTGTTGAGTACAACTTGCAAGACGTTCGGCTCGTAGACAAACTGGAGTCTAAACTGAAACTACTGGAACTGGCAGTAGCCCTTGCGTATTCAGCCCGTGTAAACTTTGAGGATGTGTTCTCCCAAGTCCGCACATGGGATGCTATCATCCACCACCACCTGATGAGCAAGGGCATGGTGATTCCACAGAAGCAGGACAACCACAAGGACGATCAGTACGCTGGTGCGTATGTCAAAGATCCCCTTGTTGGCAAGCACGATTGGGTGGTGAGTTTTGACTTGAACTCCCTGTATCCCCACCTCATCATGCAGTTCAATGTATCACCCGAGACAAAGACCGCACACTTTGGGCGTGGTAGTGTCACTCCTGAAGCGGTGCTGAACAGTGATCCCAAGATTGCAGAAGTCACATCACTCGCCCGCGAACACGGGGTGTCTGTTGCGGCAAACGGTGTTGCGTTCACAAACGCGCGTCAAGGGTTCTTGCCTGAACTCATGGAGAAGATGTACGCAGAACGCAAGCACTTCAAGGGACTGATGATTGCTGCACAGAAGCGGCTTGTTGAACTGGGCAAGGACGCAAGTCCTGTACAGCGACAGGAAATTGAGTACGAGATTTCCAAGTACCACAACTTCCAGTTGGTGCGTAAGATCCAGTTGAACTCCGCATACGGTGCAATCGGAAACGAGTACTTCCGCTTTTTTGATGTGGAACTGGCTGAAGCCATTACTCTGTCGGGGCAGTTGAGCATCCAATGGATTGGTGAAGCACTGAACCGCTTCCTGAACAAAGCCCTAAAGACAGACGGAGAGGACTACGTGATTGCGTCCGATACTGACTCTGTGTACTTGCGGCTCGGCGCGGTGGCGGGAATGTGCAAGGACACCGACACAGGCAAGCGGGTAGACTTCTTGAACAATTTCTGTGAAAGGGTGTTGCAGCCGTTCATCGACAAACAGTTCGCAGAACTCGCGTCCAAACTGAACGCCTACGAGAACAAGATGGTCATGGGCAGAGAAGTGATTGCACAAACAGGTGTGTGGACTGCGAAGAAGCGGTATATGCTGTCTGTGTGGGACGCTGAAGGGGTTCGATACAAGACTCCCAAGTTCAAGATCATGGGAATGGAAACAGCCCGTTCGTCCACTCCTGCGTATGTCCGCAAGGCACTAAAGTCTGCAATCGAAATGGTGCTGATGCGTGACGAAGCCACGCTTCAGGCGTTTGTAAAGCAGACACAGCAGGAGTTCAAGACCCTTTCGGTGGAGGACATTTCGTCGCCCCGATCTGTTTCAGAAATGGACAAATGGCGCAGCAGCGGTACTATTTACAAGAAGGCTACGCCCATCGCGGTAAAGGCTGCACTCCTGTACAACCACCTTCTTGCAAAGCATAAATTGGAGCGCAAATATCGTGAGATCAATGAGGGAGAAAAGATGAAGTTCATCTACTTGAAGTCTCCCAATCCGCTTCACGACACAGTAATTGGATTTACTGTGAGCCTTCCAAAGGAGTTTGGACTGGAGCGGTACGTGAATCGTGACTTGCAATTTAGTAAAACCTTCTTGGAGCCACTACGCGCAATTACTGATGCGGTGGGGTGGAGTTCGGAAGAACGAGCGTCGTTGGATTCTCTGTTCTCGTGAACATGGAAAGGTATATTTTACAGTGGACACAGCCTCTACATACGGTAGAGTATGAATGAAAGGAAACAGATGGCTACAAAGATTATCAAGATGCGTAGTGGTGAAGAAGTGGTTGCGGAAGTTACGGAGTCCATTGACGGCTCGTCAGTGCTGCTAAAGAACCCGTGTATGTTTGTGCCTGTGCGCCGTCCCGAAGGCAACAGCCTTGCGATGGTCCCTTGGTCTGCACTGATTGACACCGATCAGCACGTTCGTGTTCCGATTGACGGTATTCTGTTCACAGCAGAACCTCTGCCCCAGTTGCTCAATGAGTACAATTCACAGTTCGGTGGCTTGGTTGTGCCAACAAAGTCAAGCCTTGCCGTGCCCGCACTGAAGTTAGCGGATGAGTGATCACCTAGAACCACAGCACAGAGAGTACCTGAAGAGTTTGGTTAGGGCTCGTCAGGTGCTTCTCCGTGTGGAAATCAAGCGGATGCTTGCAGACAAACACGGCACTCTGCAAGGCATCCGTGAAAGCGAGAACGAATTGTTGTGGACGGAAAAGGTACTACAAAAACTGGAGAACAAATGAAACTAAAGGACATTCTGAAGGCAGCAGGCAACAAGTACGCAACCGTAGCATCGGATGGACTTGAAGGCAGCGACGTGAAGGGATTCATTTCCACGGGATCGTATGCGTTCAACGCGCTGTTGAGCGGTTCGATCCACGGTGGAATTCCCGACAACAAGATCATTGCGCTTGCGGGTGAGCAAGCCACAGGCAAGACCTACTTTGCCCTGAATGTGGTGCGCGAGTTCTTGCAGAACGATCCCAAGGCAATGGTGCTGTATTTCGATACAGAGCAAGCCATTACTTCGGATCTGCTGCGGGATCGCGGCATCCCCACCGACCGAGTTGCTGTGCTGCCTGTGGCTACGGTGGAGGAGTTCCGCCACCAGTGCGTCCTGTTGG